CAAGGGAGGGGAGGGGGCTTCTCACTGGGTGCCGCAGGACGACCTCAGCGACATCGATCGTGTCTTCGCGGCCTTCGGTAAGAAGTGATGAAGCGGGTTCGTATCACCACCAAAATGCGGGCCGATATCTTCATGCGGCACGGTGGTGTTTGCCATCTGTGCAGCCTGAAGGTACATCCGGGAGAGGAATGGGATGTCAGTCATGAAATTCCATTGGAAGCAGGTGGTGCTGACGACGCTTCTAATTGGTTGGTTGCCCATCGGCGGTGCCATCGGAGCCATACTGCTGCTGTGGATGCTCCGCTGATCGCGAAGGTCAAGCGGATCCACCAGCGCCACGTCGGCGCGAAGAAGAGCCGCAACCCTCTACCGGGCGGGCGGCATTCCAAATGGAAAAAGAAAATGGATGGAACGGTCGTTAGGAGAGACGGATGAGGTTGATGATCACCATGAACATGCCGTCCAATCAGGGCAATCTGGTCCACCAGATCTTCCTTGAGCACACCGCTGCGTCCGTCGAAGAGCTTTGCCGGATCCTGAACGAGGAAATCTTCATTCACGGTCGGCAGTTCTACCGTCGCCAGAGCCCTTCGGGAGAGGTGTTCTGGCAGGACCGGGGCGATATCGTCCTGAATACGGCCCACATCGGCAAAGTGCAGCAATACGTTGAATATGAAAGGGACTCAGATGATGAAGCATACGGACATTCTGGTAACCGCCACGTCCACGTTGAAACAGCGCGAGGGCCTCTACGGCCCCGCCGTGGAAGTTTTTGAGAACGCAGCCAAGATCGCCTCGATCATCTGCGTGAAGGAAGTCTCGGCCTACGACATCGCCATGATCATGACGATCGTGAAAATGGTCCGGATGCGTGAGAGCCGTACGGAGCCGGATCACTATGTCGACGGCGTGAACTATCTCGCGATGGCGGGCGAGTTCGCGAACCTGCAGTCGTCCCGCGAGATCGCTTTCGGTGATGACATCAGGGAACTGCTCGGTCGTCGGGATGAACCGGAGCCCGAGCCGTCTGTAGCAGACATGGCTGCGAAGCTTGCTCCGGAGACCTTCGTGGAGCCTCGGAAGAAAAACCTGTTGAAAACTTCCGAGCTTCCGATCGACTTCGTGCCCTCTCAGCCGACTGAGAACACTCAGTCATGATGCACGACAAGGCCGTCATGTATCCCAGACTGCGTGAGTTGTGGGAGGCGGGCCTCACTACGGTTCAGATCGGGCACAAGCTCGGTCTGACCAAAAACGCGATCTGTGGCTTGATCTACAGGATGCGGAAAGACGGCGTTCCTTTGTCGCCCTCCAAGAATAAGTCCGTTGCGAAAGAGCCGCAGCAGCCTGTTGGTGGAAAGGTCGTGCCGATGAAGCCTCCAAAAAAGAAGAAGGCGGAGACACTGCCGCCGCTTCCTCTCTTCGCTGCTATCGAACCGCCGCCGCCACCGCCTCCCCCGCCGCCGATCGTCAGGATTGGGATCCAATTCATCGACCTGCGGAACAACTCCTGTCGGTACGTGATCTCCGGGAAGAGGCCCGAGGACTTCCGCTTCTGCGGTGATGCGAGGACGACCACGGCGTATTGTGCGGAGCACGCCGCACTTTGTTATGTGCCGCTGTCAAAGTCCCCGAAACCGTCGCGGTCTCACAACTACATGAACCCGTCGCGGATCAAGTCCAACTGATCACGATGCGTCCGGTGCCGCCCGCTCCGGATTGACCGAGACCTGAGCCTAAGCTGTCCCAGAAGCCTGCACCACCACCACCGCCGGGATTATCGCCCGGCGGAAACCCGCTGCCTGTTGGAACGCCGGGGCCACCATTTCCGCCATAAACGGAAGTTCCGCCGGGACCACCGCCTGTACCGGAGTTGTTGGTTTTGCCACCACCACCGCCACCTGCATAAGTAGCATTTCCGCCCGGACTGCCGTTGCATACGCCGCCGCCTGCCCCTGTTTCGGAATAGACCTGCGTAAACACGGCAGGACGCGGGTTGGTCGGGCTGTAAGTGCCGCCGCCACGCCCACCGACACGCTGACCGTTGCCGCCTCGACCGCCGGGAGCGGTGATGCTGTCTCCGAACTGCGAGTAGTTTCCGCCGTAGCCACCGTCATTGCCCACAGCAGGCTGCCCGCCCGCGCCGATAAAGACCGTCTCGGTCGTGCCTTCAGTGAGACCGTTCAGAGCAACGGTAAACCGCGCATAGCTACCGCCCTGCCCACCTTCTGCGCAGGATCCGCCGTTGTAGGCGTTGCCACCCGAACCGCCGCCGCCCCAAATCTCGATGGTCATGGTCGTATAAAGCGGAACGGTGAAGCTGAACGTCCCAGACGACGAGAACGTCTGGCTACCGGGGACCGATTGCCTCGGGATGACGGAAAAGCCACCGATACCGGGAAGCATCACCGCACTCCGGGAAGGACTGACACCACGATGAAGGTGGATGACACGACCGTGTAGGACACGATGTTTACGCGGTTGGCGGTCGTGTCGAACGTGGGGGAGGTGCCGTTGGCGAACTTGAAGTTCGACCCGAACGTCGTTGTGCGGCCACCTGTGCCGTCCTGTGTCAGCGCGATGATGCCGCTCTGTCCCGGCTTGGCATTCGTCGGGTTCGCAAGCGTGAGGTTGCCCGTCATCGTCATCGAGAAGTTGAACCCGGCGTTCAGATCGAGCGTGACCGTACCGGAGTAGGCGGTCGCAACATACTCGGCGGCGTCCCAGACCGTAGCAACGGGCAGAACCTTCGAAGCCGTGTCGCTGCGGAACTCCGACGCCGTGGACAGGGCGGCGCTGTTCAGCTTCGCATAGGTGATCGCGCTGTTATTGATGTTCGCAGTGTCGACGGCGTCCGCTGCAAGCGTGCTCGCCGTGGTCAGCTGTCCGTAGCGGATGTTGGTGCCGTCCGAGTAGATGATCGTCGCGGCCGATCGCGGGATGGTCACCGACGTGCCGCCACCGCCCGAAACGAACGTGATCGACCACGGCCCACCGCTGCTGTCCGTCGTCGTGTTGCGGACGATCCAGAACCCGCCGACTGTCGAGGGGATCGTATACGTCACGCTGGCTGCGATGGCCCCGGACACATTGAGGATCAGCGACCGATACTGCGTGCTCGTCAGCGTGGCGCTGCCGGAAGTCGCGTTCAGGCTCGTCACACCACCCAACGCCTGATCGATGATGTCCATGTCGCCGTTCACCGGGACATTCCACGTATCGACGTAGTCCCCGTTGCCGGGCTTTTCGAGGCTCTTGTTGGTCGTAAAAGACGAAGCCATCGATTGATCCTCAGATGTGGCGCTTGGCGATGTCGAGAGCTTTGACGATATGCTCGTCGGGCTGTTCGAGCAAAGGCTCCGTAGCAGCACTGGCCGCTTTCTTCGCCTCTTCCGCAGCACGGATGAGCTTCTCGGCATGGAACTGCGGATCGACGCGACCGCCGGATGCACGCTGCATGCGTTCAGGAGCAGGCTCGGTGCCGATCGTAGCCGCAGCGGTGTAACGACCATACTTCTGAGCGAGATCCGTCAGCTTCTGGATGAACGACCGCGCGTTGGGATCACTCGCAGCCAACTGAGCAAGCTGCTGCATTTTAGAGGGATCCATCGAATATTCGAGCACCTTCTGAGCGATCCGGGATTCCTTCATGTTGAAGTATTTCCCGCCCGCTGCGCCGACCAGAAGAGGCGCGAGAGCACCGCCGCTCGTGGCCCAGAGGTAGGGCTGAGCCAAGATCTCACCGATCTGCAGCGCAGCGGTTCCCAGACCGGGAGCAGCATACGGCATGATCTGGCCCACCTTGGAACCCGCGCCGGGACGGAGAGCCTGAATGCCGCTGTTGAGGTTCTGCGCGATGATCTGACCGACAAGCTGCGGCCCTGCTTCGGGGCCGATCGGCGCAAGAGCGTCCGACATCATGCGGATCTTTTTCGGCGCATCCTTGCCCGTGAACATCTTCAATGCCGCTTCAGGGGCATCCTCGAGCTGCTGCCGATAGGAACCCGCAACGCCGTAAGCGAAGTCACGCTTCACGTCATTGGAGACCGCAGGGTTGTTGAGAACCTTGCGATAGATCTGATCGATCTCGGGTTGCTTCGTCATGCTCAGGAATTTGGTGCCGAGTTCGACGGCGTTCTTGGCACCAAGGATCTCAGCCGCAGCGCCACGCACCTGATCGTATTCAGGAACGATCGGCCGCAGAGCAGTCTTGAGCTTCTCGACGGTCCCCGTTGATGCAGAATGAATGCCGGGATCAAGGATCTTCCCGGTCATCGGATCCTTGGTTTTCATGACCGAGACATCAAGCTGACGCTTCAGAGTGTCCCAGAATTGGATGGGCATGGGCTGCGTCGGATTGATCGTCCACGAACCACCACGGCCCATGACCATGCCGAGCGACTTCGGGTCTGCACCCTGCTGCCTCAGCAGTTCGCCGACATCGTTGAGCATGCCTCTCGGGAGGCGACCGATGACCTGCACAAGTTCAGGGGAGGTGACTGCCTGCGCGTGAGGGAGAGCATACAGTTGCTTGTAGGCGGGCGTGTTGACCGCAGCAGCCTGCCTGCTGAGTTCCGCAATTTCATCGAACGGCTTTACCGGAACACCGCCGAACATGTCGTCGATCTGCTGCGTGACGACACCCTTGGCTTTATCACGGAACGCCTGAGCCCCTGCAGCGAACTGGCCGTGCACGCTCTCCGGAACACGCTCTGCGGAGCGTTGAATCAGATCCTGCGTCCGCTTGCCTGCGATCGCCGCCACCGGGACATCAGCGCCGACAGCCGCGACCTCGGCAGGAGACGCCTTCGCACCGAACTTGCCGCCCGCTGCGATGTCCTTGCCAAGCTCGCCAACGATGCGCTTCTCGGCCTCCCTGCCGGGCGTCAGCACGCCGGAAAACGGAGTTGAAACCAGACCCGCTGTTTTGGTCCCGAGGATGCCGCCGGGGATCGCCGCCGCAACCTTGGCGGCAGTCTCATATCCCGTGCCCTCCAAGCTGGTGCCCTTCAGGACGTCTTCTGCAGCCTGAGACGCTGCCGCAGCGCCGACAGTGCCTGCAGTCCTCGCCGCGATGGAGCCGGGGCCACCGATCATTGCCGGGGCGAACTCTCCGATCGACTTCGCATACCGACCGGGTCCGGTTTCGGGCTTGTACTCCATAGCCTGCCGAAGGGACGGATGAATGCCGCTTACAGCGCCGATCGTCTGCTGCGATGTCGGCAGATAAGGCTCTGCAGCAACATCAGCGCCTGCCTTGCGGAGGCCCATACGGCCCAACGCCTCGACGTCACCGGGAAGGCCAGCGAGGCCAACCACGCCGCGACCGAGACCCGATCCGGCAGCCCGCAGGACGTCTTCACCAAGGCCGACCTTCGGCTTCCGCTCTTCGATGCCCCTCTCGATGACACCGCGCAACTCACCGCCCGTCATCGGCTCAGGCTTCACACCGGGAGCCATAGCAGGAGCAGACGGTGCAGGGGACTTGGTCCCGGCTCCGCTCGTCACGATGGCCCGAAGTTCATCACCCGTGAACGGCTTCTGTTCCATCAGACCCTCACTTGGCCGTGTTCAAGAAGTACCGCGTCACGTCCACGCCGTACATTTCGTTGATGGCCTGCGGTGTGATACGAGCCGCGATCGCAGGATCCATGCGAGGATCTTTCTGGCCCAGCAGATAGCTGATCAGCGGAACGCCGTTGATCTGATCGCGCAGCATCTTTTTGATCACGGCCTTTTCGGCGTTGTACTGCTCTTCTTTGTACTGCGCCTTGTAGGCCCCGCTGGCACCACGCGCGACGGATGTGGGCTGACTGCGAGCATACTTCTCGGTGAAGAGAGCTTCATCGATCATCTTCTGCTTGTCGACATAAGCACCCGCGAGAATTTCGGCGGCAGTATCAGCAGTCTTCCTCGGGTCCGCGATGCTCTTTTCAAGCTCTTCAAGGGCAGAGATCGCCCTCAGATCGGACGAACGCTGCTTCGCTTCACGCAGAGCGGCACTCGCCTTCTCAGCCAACTGGTACTGCGTCTGTGCCTCTTTGCCGATCGCGAGTTCATTCGCCATCGACTCAGGCAGAACGGTACGCAGCGCGTCGTTGAACGCGTTGATCACCGTATACTGCACCCTCGCAAACGCACCCGGAGCAATCTGCTGACCCGCAGCGAGACCAGCCAGCGGCTTGGCGATGTCGTTGAGGCCAGATGTCAGTGCATAGCCCTCGTTACGAGCTTTGATCTGTTGCGCGAGGATCTGCCTGTTCTGGTCGAGAATTTTCTCGCGATCTTCCTTGAAGGTATATCCCTCCAGTTCGATCGCTTCCCTCTCAGCGGCTTTCAGCGCCTCGTCATTCGGGCCGATGATGGTCATGGTCGGCGACGAAATCGGTTTGCTCGGCATGACGCCGCCCTCGGGAGCCGCTCCCGGAGCCGCAACAGGGGCCGCGCCTTCCATACCCGCCGGGGTCGTCGTTGTAGTGCCGGACGGCTTGAGGCCCGCACCCGTAGCAGGCGTGTCAGGCGGCAGTTCGCCATGCTTCGCAGCATCTTCCTTAAGACGTTCGATGTCACGCGCATCGAGGCTGGGCTTCAAATTATCAGGGAGACGCAGGTATCGTGCTCCGTCAATCGTAACGTAGCGACCCGTTTTCGGATCCAGATATTGAACGACCAGACGTCCGGCCTTTTCAAAAATGTTGCCGCGAGCGGTGGCGGCCTCTTGCTCACGAGTGGCGGCTCGCGTGCCTTCCGTCAGCGCCTTCGTCTGCTCGACACCAGCCTGCTGCTTCTCCAGATCGCTGTATGCGCTGAAGCCGCCGCCGATGCCCTGCAGGATCGCGGAGCCCAGATAACGCGACGGAGACGCCGCCATCGTGCCGAGACCGATTGCCAGCGGCTGCAAGAACTGACGGCTCGTCAGGAAGTCCATCGGGGATTCAAACTGCTGACCCTGCGGGTTCTCGCGGGTCTGCGTCCCGAACTTCGTGGGGAGAAGCCTGCTGACAAAATCCTTGCTCGGCTTCACGCCCTCAGCACGCGCTACTGCATCACGCGGAGCCGCGCCTGTCTTGATCAGATACTGCTGCGTTTCGGTAGGCAGATACTGCGTGTATGAACCGCCCTCTTTCTCCGCACGGGCGAGAGCGGCACGCACATTGCCCGGTCCCGCGTTATAGGCAGCAAGAGCCAAAGCAGGGTCGCCGAACGTGCGATACTGTTCACGCAGATACGCCTGACCCAACGTCCGATTATAATCGGGGTCGTTGCGATACCGCTGTTCGTCAAACTCCACACCTGCCAAACGTGCGGCTTCGGGAGCCGTTTTCGGCATGACCTGCGCCACACCGATCGCCCCCTTGGGAGAAGTCAGAGGCTGCCCCGTCTCAGGATCAAACTGCTTGCCGCCACTTTCGGTGCGTTCGACACGCGGCCAATACTGCTTGATGATGTCGAAGCCTTCTTCAGACGGCGGACCGCCCTGCTGATACCCGCCACGCGGACGGACACCGCCTTCGTAAGGGACAGCTTCCTGTGTCGCCTTATCGTAGTCGAGCATCAGATAGCCGCCGGGACCGCGAGCGACCGCATCGGGGTTATGCTCGGCCACTTCCTGCGCCATCAGACCCATGCGCGTAGCGCCATCGCCCATGTGATAGCGATAGATGTTCTGGCCGTCGTAGGTCTTACCGATCGGCTCCACGTCGTGCTTCAGCCGACGATCGGAGAACGGCAGCATCGCCATCAGGTACGGAGCCGCCTTCGCAGCCGCCGTGCCGAGGCTCACGAGGTTGGATGCAGTGCCGATCGCGGATCCGAGACCGCCACCACCGCCGCCGCTCGACGGGGCCTGACCCGGCTTCAGCAGTTCGCGCTTCTCTTCGCCGCTCTCAAGAACTTCCTCGGGGAAGTAGTCCATTGAGGACTGCGACATGTCGTAGGGGTTGATGCCCTTGCCACCACCCTGCGCGTAGTGCGGACGGATCCCACCACCATGCGAGAGGCTGAAGACGTCCTTCACGTCCTTGCCGAACCCGGCAAGCTTTTTGCCGAAGCCCTCTGCACCCTTGGCAGCGCCTTCTTCTTCCGGCGAAAGCTTGTCGAGCAGGTTGCCCGCCTTTTCTGCAAACTTACCGCCCTGCGCGATGTCGGACATCGCCTGCTTGAAGCCACCTTCCTGCTGCCGCGGAGCAGGTCCGGCGGTCATCAGCTTCGGCGTCGGCAGACGGTTCGTGGGAACGATACCGCCAGCACCGGAGAACGGAGCCTGTTCGGTAGCCTGCCCGTAAGGGCCACCCGAAGCGAAGGGACCGAAGGACTGACGCTGAGACGCGAGGATTGCCTGAATGTCGTTCGGGTCGACGAGACCACCCGGCGCATAGCCGCCGCGAGCGAACGCACCCGGCTCATGCACAGCACCGCCCATAGAGGCCATAGCAGCGCCGAGCCCGCCAGCACGTTCGGTAGCGCGATCGTAGTCGACGGTCTTCATGCCGCCGACCTGACCCACCGCGTCGGGGTGCTTCCGCTCGACCTCTTGCGCGATCAGGCCGATCTGCGTGCCCGGTTCGCCCCTGTAGTTGTACTTGTAGATCGTCTGGCCGTCGAAGGTCTCGCCGATCGGGTGGACGTTTTCCTTCATCCGCTCGTCCGAGAAGAAGGACGTCGGCTGCGTGGTCGTCGTGGTCGAACCCGACAGAGCACCCGTGCCCATCGCGATGTTCGCGAGGAACTGAGCCTGCTGATAGGGGAACCCACGCTCCTGCAGGAACTGCTGATACCGGGCCGTAAGATCCGCCTGCTGCGTCTGCTGCTCCAGCGTGCCCGCGCCGATCTGCGCCTGAGCACCCTGCAACGCCGCCGCCTGAGCACCAGCACCGAGACCGCCCAACTGCTGCCCCGCCGCAAGCTGACGCTGCAGATCGGATGCGATGACGCCCTGCTGACCTGCTGCGGTCTGGACACCCGTCTGATAGCCCTGCGCATAGAGAGGCGCGATCGCCTGCGCGGTGCCCAGAGCCTGCTGACGCGCGAGGTTCGCACGCTCGATGCCCGCACGATCGCCGCCGAACGCACCAGCACGGATCGCCTGAGCCTGCTGCTGAGCACGCTCCTGCCCCTGCTGCTGCTGAAGAGCCTGCAGCGTGGGATTTACGACGGACTGCGTGAACGGGTTCTGATAGTAAGCGATCTGACCCTGTGTCAGCGGCCCGACGCCCTGCGATCCGGCAAGGGTCATGCCCGCAGCAGCGCCATAGTAGGGCTGCGCGAGACCCGCCGACTGCGACGTCTGCGCGATACCCTGCTGCTGCGTCCCTGTCAGCGGAGCAACGAACTGGCCCGGATAGGCCATGAAAGGCTGTTGAGCGACGTTCTCTGCGCGTGCGTTGACGGCGTTGTACCGCGCGAGAACCTCGGGCGGAATCGATACCGATTGTGTAGTTGTGCCGCCCTTGCCGCCGCCGCCCATTGCTTACTCCGCAGCCTCAGAGAATGCGCCTGTTCGAGCATTATACAGGAAAAAAGCCCCGGAGGGTTCCCCGAATTGCCGCTCGTACAAACGAACCTTCGCCTCTGTCCTATGGTCCGACAACACGCCGATCAGCAGCGGGATGCCAAGACCATCCGAGATTTGTTTCGCGAACTCACACAGACGACGAGCACGGCCACCTTTCGCGCTACGATAGTCCGGGTGAATGAAGATCGCCTTCTCTTCAAGGATCTGTTCGTCAGAATACCACATACTGACGACCCGCAGAAGGATGGCCCCCTGCGGCTTCTCTCCCGGCTCACCGATAAGCCCGACGACGCCGTGATCGCGGTTCAGCGCGGCCCAGATCTGCTCCAAGAGCTTCATCGGGTTCGGATTGACGAACCCGTTCTCCTTACATGCAGCCAACGCCAGTTCCATGATGTCATCGACATCGGCAGGCGTTCCAACCCTAACTGCAGGCTCGATCGTCATGGATTTCCCCTTAATCCTTCTTCGGCCCCGGAAGTTTGACGAGTGTCCTTACGAGCTTCGCACGCATTCCTTTGACGAATGCGTCCAACACGCGATGCCCGTGATCCATATCGCCGCTACCGATGCGCTGAACATCGTCGGGGTGAATAACATATTCGCCGCCCGCCGCTACGATAGGAACGGTATCTTCCGTCGCACCGCCACGCGCCTTCTTCGGCATCTCGGGCAGAGCAGGCTGACCGGGGATCCCTTCCGTCGAGGGGATGCCCATACCCGGCATGCCACGCTGCTCCGGAGCAGGCTCAAAGATCTGCTGAGCGACCTTGAACCCGGCCATCGTGTTGCCTTCGCCCATCGCCGAGATGATGTCTGCAGGAATGACATAGCTTCCCGACGGGACATGCATCGGAAGATGGTCCGTACGACCCGCGACCGCGCTGTGGATAGGCCCGGTGTGAACCTTCATCGACGGGCTTCCGGATCCGCCGAAGAAGGCGTAGCCGGGCTCTGTGTCCATCGTCGGCTTGATCGCATCGCGGGGCGACGGCTCTACATCACGCGCCGGGCGAATGATGTCTTTCGCCGCGCCGATCACATCCCGTGCAGGCGGAATTGCATCCATGATTGAACCGCCAGCGGCCTTTCCGCTGAAGTCGCCGCTGAACAGTTTAGCCAACCCGCTGCGCTTTTCAGGCTCCTGCAGTCCGAAGACGGCACCGCTCTGCAGCTGCTCTTCAGTCGGCTTGTAGTCAGCACCGAGGCGACGGACCAACTGCCCCTGATCGCCCTCGGACGGGTTGGCATAATAGACCGTCCGCATCATGTCGGCAGGACGCTGCGGAGGCGTAGGCGTGCGGGTCGGCGTTGCAGCCCTACCGGGAGCCACAGTCTGCGGCGCAACGGTTGCCCGCCCGATGCGATAGGCTTCGCCCGAGGCCTCTTCATAGGGGTCGCGAACCGGGCTCAGAACTTGCCGCGCCACGCTCATGGCGTCGCCCATGCGAGTTTCAAACGGATCGGCACTCGCATCGTATGTGCTTGCCGGAACAGCCGCAGGCGCGGTGGGCACCGAGAGAGACAGATTAGGCGCGGGCGGCGGATATTGCGGCGCGGGAGGAAGAGAGGAAACGCCTTCGACGGCACGGTTTCGCGCTGCGATCTGCTGTTCGATCGTGCCGGGTTCGCTCGGGGCGAAGACGCTTGTGATCGGAGTAGCTTTCACAGCTGCCTCGATCTCGGGCGTGGTCTTTACGGAGAACCCCTCATCCAAGCCCGAATAGCGAGGCTTGGCAGCTTGCGGACGCTGAAGGCCGTAAGCTGCACGCATTTCGTTGATGGTTTGCTCCAGCCTCTGCTCGTTTGTCCGCCGATCGGGATCGATGAAGCGAAGAAATGCAGATTTCGCGGGCTTATATTCGGCGACCTTCTGTTCGGCCATGCTCCGAATGTCGCCTTCAGTGGGAACGAGGCCTTCAGGCATCGCGCCGCCCTGCTGCACGCGGTTTGCGATGAAGCCGGCATAGGTCGGGTCGAAGCCGTTCGAGATCAGCGAATTGATGAACTGCTCACGATTGATGCGGCCATCACGAAACGCCTGTGCGAAAGCATTCGTCACGCCGCCGCCCGGAGCCCTGTGAGCCCGACCGCCGCGATACATATCCGCGCCGCCGCTGTCCGCCATGGATCCGGCGTTGCCCTCGCTGACGCCACCGCTCACGTCGCCCGAATTTCCCTGCGCTTGAGCGGGAGCAGGCGCAGGTTGAGCCATACCCATCGGGAGAGAACCGCCGCCCATCTGCTGCGGAAGCTGCTGTGCTTGCATCGCGCCGATCGGCATCATCCCCGGCATCATTCCGAGGTAGCTCAGCTGACCGCCCGCAGCCTTGTGGGTCCGTCGAGCAACATCCAGAGCAATGGCGATCGCCTGCTTCTGCGGCTTGCCTGCAGCCATCTCCGTCTTGATGTTCTTGGAGACGGTCTCCTGAGAAGACCCCTTCTTCAGCGGCATGGTGGTCTCCTCAACTGAACGAGACGCACAGGATCATGCCTGTGCCGGGTTGGACGACGATGCCTTGATTGGCGGGCAGTTTGACTTCCTGAATGCCGACCGTGTTCTGAATGATGTACAGGCGGTTGCCTACGGCAGCGGAAGCGAGGGACGGGGCGTCAAAGATGAAGCCTGTGCTGCTGCCCGCCACGATCACGGATACCCGCGCCACCCAGCTGTCGCCCTGTTGCAGAAACGTCGCGGCGCTGATCTCACGCGAGTTGCGAAAACCTTCAAGATTGTAGAGCGTGTCACTGATGTTGTTGACGCCAATGACCGCGTTTTTCTGCGTCGTCAGGATGTCTGCAAGGGACGCCGTCATCAGAACCTCCCGTCCTGCTGCACGCGGTAGCGGATGTTGCCGAGACGCCAGAACGATCCGATGTCTTCGCTCTCAATCTTGATGGACACCAGACGGCCCCTGAAGCGCGGCGTAAAGAACGTCGAAGCTTGTGTCATCGTGAACGGGCCATACTGGATCGGCGTCTGACCCGGATAGTCCGTGACGAAGAAGGTCAGCTTGACGTTCGCACCCTGCGTTCCGCCGTAATAGCCCCACTTCATATCAGGCCACACCTGATCCACGAACATCTTCACGTTCGCTTCCGTCAGCACGAAGTAGCCCGTCTGGAAGCTCGACAGCATCGGCTGACCGTCCGCGTCAGGCGACGTTTCGTGCTGATAGATGAACGTGTCGGCACCTGCGCCGATCGGCGGTCCAAGAACCGACTCGTTGATCCAAGCGGTGCGGGCCAGTTCGCCGAAGTCCCACTGATCGAGCACGAAGTTGTATTTCACGTAGTGACTGACTTCACCGCCGTTCGACATGGTCGGGTAGTACCACGCGATCTCGCCGAAGCGGCTGTTCGGTGCCACGCGAATCTTGTCGAGGTTCGTCGTGTCGAGGTCTTGGAAGACCACGTCCCACACGGGGCACCGGATCGGCTCGACGCCACCGCCCGCAAGACGGAAGAACTGGGACTGACCCATCCAGTAGACGACGCCGTTGATCGACGCCGCAGCCTTGCGACCGATCAGGCCGCAACCCGTGCCGATTTCGTTGAACTGGTAGACGTAGGGCAGGCCCGCATACTGCATCGCCCAGATGGCGAGGTCGGTCCAGATCAGACCCTGCTGCGGACCCTGAATGCACTGCACGATCCGCGACCCTTTCGGGATGCGGTAGGAACCCGCTTGGTTCGTGGTCAGCGCCGTCCACTGGTCGTAGTCGTTCACGTCGCACCAGCGGATCAGGAGCGGATCCACGATGCCCGTGAATGTCGAGCCCCACGCGATGATCTGGCGCTGCGGCATCGCGACGAAGATGCCCTCGTTGATGACCGGAGCAGCCGCGATGATCTGCGCGACAGGGTCACCGAGGTTCGGGTTCCACGCATAGATCGGACCGTTTAGCGGGCACGCGACGAGCGTCTCGCCCCAGTTGTCCAGCGTCCAGTCGATCGCGTTGATGGGCGTGCCCGTTCCGGCGAGGGGCGGGATGCCCGTGCCGTAACCGCCCGCACCATAGGGGCCGACGCCGTAGCCCGTGCCGCCGGGCAGCGGACCGATGCCGTTGTAGTAGACGAAGCGAACGTCGCCGCTGTTCTCAAAGAAGCTGAACTCGCCATCGATAACGCCGCCGCTGACGTAGGTCGCTGTTGTCGCCCCTGCGTAAGTGAACGAGCCATCCGTCGAGGACGTGATCAGTTGCGTGCCGTTGTAGCCCGCCGGGTTGATGCCCGTGATGTCGACGTTGGTCGCATCCGTGAACGTGATCCCGGCAGCATGCGTGATCGTCACGACCGTGCCCGTGCCGGACGCACCCGTTACCGCGATCGCAGCCGCAGACGTGCTCGCTGAAATCACGAACTCGTTGGCGGACGTGATTTCACGAACGGTGTAGTTGCCGTACAGCGTGACGCCGCCGACCGACGTAGCCACCAGAACAGGGAAGGTGTCCCCCGCCTGATAGCCGTGATCCTCAAGATAGACCGTGACGAAGTCGCTGCCTGTTACGGCGAAGAACTGCGGCACCGCACCACCGTTGGCAACGGTCGCGCCGGCAAGCTGCGGATCGCCGAACTGGTTGCGAGCGAAAATCTTGTACGTATTCGGGCCGACTGCCGTGATCGGGTACAGCCCGAAGAGGATCAGACCACCGACGCTGATTTGCGTCTGAATGTCCACAACGTCGTAGTTGTCGGCATTCCGGCCTGTGTCGGTGACGATGATCTCGTCGCTGCCAGCCGTGGTCGAGAAATCCACAGTCACATTCACTGTGGTGGTCTGTGGCGTAATGTCCGTGATGCCGCCGGACTCGATGACTTCCAGAGCAGCGCCGCCGCCCGCAGGAATGCCCTCGGCACCGACCGCGAGGTAGCTGTTGGCGTTCGTGTCTTCCCACGCCCACAGAGCACGCACCGTGGAGCCGATGTCGTCGTTGATGTACTTCGTCCAGCCGCCGAGCTTCTGAACGAGCCCGCCGAGCGTACGATCGGGGATGAACCGGATCAGTTGGCTTTCGGAGACCGCAGCCTCGTTGAGGGCCGGGGTCTTGTTCTGGTCCACGCCGGGAAGGATCTTGAACGACGAGTAGGGCATCGCTTACCTCGTCGGAGAAGCGACGGGGGACGGCGACTGCGAGGACCAAGCAGCGGCCTCGAACTTCTTCCGGTTCTCTTCCATCATGGCACCCTTCAGAAGTGCCTGATACTGGCTTTCATATGTCACGGCCATCTGCGGGTCGTCATTGGCGCGACCGAAGTTCCGCTGATAGCCGGACACGTAGATCATGCTCGCCATGATGAAGAGGTCGGGCAGATACAGGCTGATGAACGTGTTCGGGTTAGACACGCTCAGGCTGTTCGGGCGGATCGTGCCGACGATTTCCGCCTGATAGGCCGCGTCGGGGTACGGACCGAGCAGGAACTGATAGTCGTCGAACACCGCAAAATACTTCGGCAATGCCCTGCTCTGGCTGTTGCCGTAGACCGCGTCGAGGAACTCTTTCGTCGTGGGCAGCAGCGGAACACGGGTGCCGTTGTCGGGGTTCGACGTTCCGGCGGGCGTGATCAGGTTGATCTGCTCAGGCACCACAAACGTCCCGGTCGGCACGTTGATCGACCGCGTCCCCACCGTACACGCATAGGACGTGTTGCTCACCGACGTGAACAGGAAGTCCAGATCGCGGTACA